GTGGACGGTCGCGCCGGATGACGCGTGGATCGCGGCGCGCCCCGACCCCTCCCGCGAGGAGGGGCGCCCGTCGAAGTGGAGGCACGACGACTACGGCGCGATCGAGATCCCGTGCCGCTCCGCCGATGAGGCGGAGCGGGTGATCCGGGCGCTCCTCGGCGTGCGCGGCGTGACGGTGCCGGAGCGACTCGCGGGTGAGCCGGGAGGTGCCCGATGACCCGCCTCGAACGGAAGATCCGCAACGCCCAGCGCGAGCAGGAGATCCGCGCCGAGCTCGCCGAGCGTCGCCCCCAGGTGGTGCTCGTCCCCCAGCGCCTCGCGCGCGTCGGCCTGGGGATCGCGATCGGCGTCGTCGCCTGCTTCGCGCTCGCCCTCGCCGGGTGCGCCGCGCGCCAGCCGCCCCACGCCGCGCTCGAGGCCGTCGAGATCCAGGTGGCGGGGCCGACGGCGCCCAACCTCGTCCAGTTCGTGGTCTACCGCTTCGACGACGAGGAGACCGGGGCAACCTGCTACATCCTGGACGACTACAGCCACGGGCCGTCGATCACCTGCATCACGGGGGCCGCCGATGACTGACGCGGACCTCACCTACCGGGCCGCCGAGGAGGCGCGCGAGCGGCAGACCGCGCGGTCGGCCGGCTGCACCTTCGCGTCCGTGCGCGCGGCGGTGTCCTGGTGGGTCGAGGCCCGCGAGCGGCTCTCCGCGCCCAACTCCCCCCACCCCCACACCGAGGCAGCGCCCTACGCCCGCATCGGGGGGCGGAGCCGCCCCGACACCCGCGTCCTGGTGCAGGTCGAGGGTGGCAAGGGCGGCGACCTGGATGGCGTGCTGGCCACCGTGGCCACCATCGGCGAGGCCTTCCGGGCCGCCGACCGCGACATCGGCCGGGGCGCCAACGCCCTCCTGCGCGTCGTCCGCGACGGCCTCACCTACGCCAAGCTCGGTGAGGAGTGGAACGCGTCTCCCAGCACGGTGTCGGCCGAGATCGGTCGCGCCGAGTCCTACCTCCTGGCGCTCCTGAAGGGCGCCCACATCGTGGTGTAGCCGTGCCTCGTCGCGCCCTCGCTCTCGTTCCGCTCGCCCAGCTCGCGATCCGCACCCTCCCTGCGCCGGTCAACACCGGCCCCGAGGTGCTCCCCGTGGTGCTGCGCTGGCCCATCCCGCCCTCGGTGCAGGCGGCGCTCGTCGCCCGCGGTCGGCTCGGCGAGGTGCGCTACCGCGCCCGGTTGTGCGCCTTCAACGGTCGCCCTGCGGCGGTGGACTACGTCCAGGAGCAGCTCGACGGCTGCGTCTACGCCGGCCAGCGCGCCATCGAGCTCGAGGGCACCGCCCGTGGTCGGGCCTGGACGGTCCTCGCGCTCGTCTCCGCCGCCCTCGCCTGGATCGGCTGGCGGCTCGGATGACGCCCTCCCCTACGCCGGATCCCGCCGGCACAACGCCCAGGAGTCCCATGTACACCCTGATCATCACTGGCTTCGTCAACCTCCCGAAGCTCGCCGCCGCCCTGGTTCCCATCCTCGGGGGCACGCTCCCCGAGCGGAAGGCCGCCCTCATGGGCGCGTCCCTCCCGATCCGCGTGAAGTCGTTCGGCTCGGCAGACGAGGCCGAGGCCGCGCTGAAGGCCGTGCTGAAGGCCGCCCCCAAGACCGAGGGGATCGTGCGCGACGAGACCCCGCAGGCGCCCGCCCAGGTCGACGCCGAGATCGCGCCGACCGCGATGGTGGTCTACCAGGTCCCCGCCGACCGCGCTCCCGAGGCGCCCGCCGAGGACGTGCTCCCCGACCCCACCCCGGCCCAGCGCATCGCGGGCTTCCTGCTCCGGGCCAAGCTCGCCGAGTCTCTGGAGGAGCTCGCCAACGTGGACGACCCCGCGCTCCTGGACGAGGTGGTCACGCTGCTCGAGGCCGACGGCGCCGAGGCCGCGGTGGTCGAACTCGTGCGCGACCGGATCCGCGTGCTCCGCCGGCCCGCGCCCGGCGAGCCCCTCGCCGAGGAGGTGCTCCGCGTGGGCACCAAGCGGCTGGAGGTCGAGCTGACCCCCGAGGAGCGGGCCGCCGCCGCGTCGGCGGTGGTCGAGGGCACCGTGGCGATCCTGAAGCTCCAGGCCGACGCGAAGGAGGCGGCCGACGTCTTCAAGGCACGGATCAAGCTGGCGGAGTCAGAGCGCGCCACCCAGATCAGCCGGCACACCACGGGCAAGGAGCAGCGCGAGGTGGACGTGCGCTGGGTGTTCGTCCCGACCCTCGACCGCGTCCGCATGGTGCGCGCGGACACCGGCGCCGTCGTCGAGGAGCGCGCCCCCACCGACGACGAGCGCCAGCGCCCGCTCTTCGGCGACGGCTTCGGCGACGAGCGCGGAGCGCACTGACCCCATGCTCCTGTTCGAGGCCAGCATCGCCGGGGAACCGGTCGCGAAGGGTCGTCCCCGGTTCAACCGGAAGACCGGGCGCACCTACACCCCCGCGAAGACGGAGACCTGGGAGCGCCAGGCCGCCGCCATGCTGGCTTCGGCATGGGGGCTGCCCCCGCTCACTCGCCCCGTGTCCGTGACCGTGCGCGCCATCCACGCACGTCCGGACGACCAGCTCCCGGGCCCCCGGGTGCTCCGAGACCATCCCGAGCTCGCCGGGCGCCTCTGGCGACCGCGAAAGCCGGATCTGGACAACGTCGAGAAGGCCGCCTGGGACGCGCTCGTTCTGGCCGGCGTGCTGGCGGACGACGCCCTCGTCGTCCACTCCGAACCCTTCAAGCTCTGGACGGCGCTTGGGGAAAACCCCGCCGTCGAGATCGAGATCCACACCCTGCCGCCCGGCATCGCCGCGATGCCGAGGGGGACGTGATGACCGCGATGCCCGGCGCTCCACTCCGCCCCGCGATGGCCCCGTTCGACCCGTCGGTGATCCTGCCGCTCCCGCCCGGGCGCACCGCCCGCGCCTGGCAGCTCGAGGCCGTGCACGCGCTCCGCGAGGCCTCGATGAAGTGGCGACGCCTCCTGGTGAGCGCGGCCACGGGCACCGGGAAGGGCACCCTGCTCGCCGGCCTCATCGTCTCGCTGGCCCGCCGGGGCCGCCGGGTGCTCTTCCTCGTGCACCGGGACGAGCTCATCAACGACGTGATGGACCGCGCCCGCCAGGTCGAGCGGGCGCTCCCCTGCGGCAAGGTGAAGGGCTCGACCAACGAGATCGACGCCCAGGTGGTCTTCGCCTCGGTCCAGAGCCTCGGTCCGAAGCGGCTCGCCCAGCTCGGCCCGATCCACACGGTGTTCACCGACGAGGCCCACCACGCGACCGCCCCGACCTACCAGCGGATCTACAAGCACGTGTGGGCGGGGAACGCCAGCGCGCTCCACATCGGCTGCACCGCCACCCCCTTTCGCTCGGCGCCCCAGGGCGAGACCAGCGGGCTCGGCCGGGCCTTCGACGCGCTCGTCTACGAGTACGACCTGGTGCGCGCCATCCAGGACGGCGCGCTGGCCCCGCTCGAGTGCGTCCAGGTGAAGACGGAGATCGACCTGACCGGCGTGGACCTCGAGGACGAGGCCCGGCTGGCCTGGATGGTGGACACCGAGGAGCGCAACGCCCTGGTAGTCACCAAGTATCGGGAGCATCTACGCGGGAAGCCCGCGATCGCCTTCTGCGCGTCCGTCGCCCACGCCCAGCACCTCGCGGCCGCGTTTCAGGCCCAGGGCATCCGGGCCCGGGCGGTCTGGGGCGACATGCCCGCCGCCGACCGGGCCGCCGCCCTCGACCTGTACCGGACCCGGCCCGACCTCCTGCCGGTGCTCTGCAACCAGAACCTGCTCACGGAGGGCTTCGACGCCCCGCGCACCGAGGGCGTGCTCCTGACGCGGCCGACGGGCTCCCGCGGCCTGTTCGCCCAGATGGTGGGCCGCGCGACCCGGCTCTCGCCGGGCAAGGAGCGCGGGCTCGTGCTCGACTTCGTGGACAACACCACCACGCACGATCTGGCCAGCTTCGCCGACCTCACCCGGCCCGAGGAGCGGGAGTCCCCGACGCTCATCGAGGGGCAGCGCGTCCGGCACCGCACCGACACGAAGCTCGCCGAGGGCGTGGTGCTCGTGGTCGAGTCCGGCGCCGTCCCCCGCGCCCGGGTGGACTGGCTCGGTGCCGACGAGCGCTGGCACCCCGTTCGCGAGCTGGTGAGGATCGTCGAGAAGGGCATCGAGGAGCAGGTCTTCCGCATCACGCCGAAGATCCGGGGCGTCAAGGAGTTCCAGGTGCAGCTCTTCGGCGGCGAGGCCAAGGGCCCGAGCGCCGTCGCCTGGTACGAATACGAGGGGTCCAAGGGCGACAAGCGGCTCACCGCCACGGGGGGTGACCAGGAGCGCACGCTCACCGTCCAGGTGCTGGCCGCCGAGGGGGTCTATGAAGCCTGGCAGCTCGTGAGCGTGAAGCCCGAGGGCGGCACCCGTACCACCGAAGTGACCTTGCTCCTCGCCGGCGAACCCTTTGACGCCGCGCTTCGCGCCGGCGCGGACGCCTTCAAGCGCCACCACATCCCGGCCCGGCGCTTCGACGCGCCCTGGCAGACCGACCCCGCCACCGATCGCCAAGTCGCCGCTCTTCGGAAGTGGGGCATCCAACGCGACCTGTCGAAGATCTCCAAGGGAGAGGCGGCGATGCTCATGGAGAGCAAGATCGCCAAGGCCGCTGTCGACACCGAGCGCAAGCGCCAAGGGAGGGCGTGATGGGCTGGATCGAAGAGGCCCGCCGCCCCGTCTCCGCCGTCGCCGGCGCGCTCGGCTGGGATGGCGACGACCGCCGGGGCTACCCCTGCCCGGCCTGTCGCGAGGCGAAGCGCGACCGCCGCGGCGCCGTCGGCGTCTCCCGCCAGGGCTGGGGCTGGGAGTGCCACGTCTGCAAGGAGCGCGGCGACGGCCTCGACTACCTGGCGTGGGCGCTCGCCGGCGCGCGCCTCCAGGCGCTCGAGCAGGACCAGCGGCGGGACCTCCGGGACTGGCTGCGCGCCCAGGGCTGGCTCACCGGCCCGGTCTCCCCCTTCCAGGTCGCGCCTCCGGCCGCTCCAAAGGTCCCGGAGCGGGACCTCCCGCCCGAGTACCCGCCCGCCGACGAGGTGGCCGCGCTCTGGGCCGAGGCCCGGCCCGTCCGCGAGGTCGAGCCCGTCCGTGACTTCCTCGTGGGGCGAGGCCTACGGCCGTGGGGCCGGGCCCTGATCGCCGCCGACCTCGCGCGCGCGCTTCCCCTCTCCACCGCGTGGCCGAGCTGGTGGCCGGCGCGCCGGGCGGCGACCTGGCGCCTCGTCGTCCAGGCCTGGGATGCGCGGGGCGAGCTCCGGAGCCTTCACGCCCGCGCCGTCGTTCCGCCGCCCGTTGTCGAGGGCCGGGCCCTGCCGAAGGTGCTCTGGCCGAAGGGCTACGAGTCCCGAGAGCTGCTCTTCGCGTGCCCCGAGGCCCAGGCCCTCCTCCGCGGCGAGCCCTCGCCGGGCCTGTTCTCGCTCGTCGTCGCCGAGGGGCTCACCGACTGGCTCACTCTGGCCTCGTGGGCCCAGCACGTGGGCGCAGGCCGCGCCGACCGCGTGGCCGTGATCGGCGGGACGTCGGGGGCCTGGGGCGCGCTGTCCCAGGCGATCCTCCCCGCTGACCTGGACGTGGTGGTCGCCGTGGACGAGGACGCCACGGGGGATCGCTACCTGCTCGAGATCGCCGACGCGCTCGGCGAGCGTCCCCTCCGCCGCTTCTGCCCGTCCACCCTCGCCTGAGTGGCCGCATGACGTCCTCCCCAACCCGCACCGACGTGAGCCAGCTCGCCCAGGACGGCCACACGGCCGAGGAGCTCGGGCACGCGCTCGCGCTGGCGCCGCCCGTGGATCTCCAGGCTGTCCGGGGTCGACGTGGCCGGGGGAAGGGCGGGGCGAAGGCCGCCGGTGACCCGGAGCTGGCCGCGCTCCAGGTCGAGGCCGGGATGGTCGAGCCTGCGAAGCCCAAGGTGACCCCAACTGGACACCTCGACCTCCAGGCCGAGGATGCGACCCACGGCGACGCCTGGCCCCTCGACCGACGGGGCCCGCACCCGCCCACCCAGCGCCAGCTCGCGCTCACGAAGGACGGCTTCCCGCGCGCCTGCTACAGCAACGCCGTCGTGATCCTCCAGCAGGATCCCCGCTGGGGGACGCTGCGCCTGAACGTGCTGACCGATGCGGTCGAGCACAACGGCAAGGACACCCCGGAGCTCACCCTGGTGGCCCAGGCCGCCGTCTGGCTCTCGCAGAACTACGGCCTTCACCTGGGGTCCCAGCCGGTGAAGGAGGCGCTCTACGCCGTGGCCACCGAGCGGGCCTACTCGCCCATCCAGGACTACCTGAAGGGGCTCGTGTGGGACGGCCAGCGGCGTATCGAACGCCTGTTGCCCGAGGTCTTCGGCCTGCCGAACACCCCTCTCTACGAGGCCTACCTGCGGAAGTTCCTGGTGGGGGCCGTCGCCCGCGCTCTCAAGCCGGGCTGCAAGGTGGACACCGCGCTCATCCTGGTGGGCTTGCAGGGCACGAAGAAGGGCTCCTTCTTCGCCACGCTGTTCGGGGACTGGTTCTCCGACTCCCCCATCCCCATCGGCTCGAAGGAGGCTGGGATCCAGCTCCGGGCTGTATGGGGCTACGAGGCTGCCGAGATGGAGGATCTCAACAAGCGCACCGCCGAGGCGGTGAAGCAGTTCATGAGCAGTTCGTCGGACCTGTTCCGGGGGCTCTGGGAACGCGGCGCTCGGAAGCGGCCCCGCTCCTCGGTGCTCTGTGGCTCGTGCAACCGACCGCAGTTCTTGAGCGACGAGACCGGCCACCGGCGGTTCTGGCCGCTCAAGGTGTCCGATCGACAGGACATCGACCACACGAAGGTGCGCGCCTGGCGCGACCAGATCTGGGCCGAGGCGCGGGAGATCTACGAGGCCGCACAGGCTGCCATCGACGCTGGCGGGATCCCGGCTCCGGAGCTTCGCTGGTGGTTCGAGCGCGATGAGGAGCAGGCCCGCGCCAGCGACGTCGCCCAGTTCGTCGAGTCGCACCCCTGGGAGGAGACCATTAAGCAGTGGCTCCCCCGCGTGGCCCCGTTCACCACCACCGAGGTCCTCACCGACTGCCTACGTCTCGACGCGGCCCAGCAGAACCAGGTCGCCGCCCGCCAGGCCGGGCGGGTGCTGATCACGCTGGGCTACGTCTCCAAGGTCATCCGGCAGGAGAACGACACCTTCCTGCGGCGCTGGGTGCGCGAGGGGGCCCGTGACGCCGCTCCCCCGCCCGAGCCGGTGATCCCGCTGTAGAACATCCAGGGTTGAACCTGCCGTGACACCGTGACGCCGATCGACCTGATCGGCGTGACATCGTTATTCCAGGTTCAACCTATCGTGACGCCGTTACATCGCGAAAGCCCCTCGCGTATGGAGCAGGGACACCATGACCACCGTCCCCCGGCGACGTTCGTTCGGCGACTCCATGCACACGAGCCCTTCGCGACGTCACGGTGTCACGGCAGGTACTACCTGCACTTATCCATGTCACATGATTTGATTATCGATGTCACGGTGTCACGGTAGGTAGAACGCCGAACAATGAGAAGTGACTCACGACGCGGCGAAGCCGGGCGGCGTCACGGGAGTTGCTCGCGAACTTCCTTGCGCCCATTCGAACGGCGAGCTACCCTGGGAGCGATGTGGAGAGGTGTCCCCGAGATGGGTGACCCGCCACGATGACCAGGAGGAGCGGTGGAACAACCCCCTCCCGAGCCTCCACCAAGGGCCAGCCGGGACGAGGTGCTCTCCTGGATGGCCGATCACCGGGTCGGGGCCAAGCGGGCGTCTCGGCACTTCGACATCCCGCTGGGGACGGTGAAGCGCTGGGCGCACGAGGGCAAGGGCTTCCGGGGGAAGGGCACGCACCCGCCGCCCGGGCCCGATCCGCTGACCGGGGATCGGACCTCACGAGCCGATCCCCCGAAGCCCCCCGACCCCCGGCTCCGCGAGGGGCCTGCGCCGGCGCCGCCCGCGGCCGCCCGCCCGCCCATCCGCCTCGGCGGTCGAGCTCGTGAGCTCTACGAGCAGGCGGTCACGCTCCGGCTGGAGCGCCTCGCCGACCCCGGGTCGGTGGGCGCGAAGAACGAGCGGGACATCGCGGTGACGCTCGGCATCCTCCTCGACAAGCAGCCCGACATCCTGGCCTGCGAGGAGCGGACGCGTGGAGACGTGGACGGAGCAGGCAGCGGCGGTCGCGAGGCTGACGAAGCCCGCCTTCGTGAGGCTCTACGAGGGGACGCCGGAGACGAGGACGAGGAAGGCGCTCCTGCGGGCACGATTCCGTTTCCGGAGAGGCGAGTTTCTTAGATTCGTCCTGCCGGACCTGTACAATCTCCCGTTCAACCCCTTTCACCGGTCGATCCTGGGCCGGGAGCGCCGCCCCTGGGCGGAGCGGCAGGGCGTCGATCGGCTCTGGGGCGTGGCGGCTCCGCGCGGAGTCGCGAAGACGACCCTGCTCAAGGGCGAGCTGCTCCACGACGTCGTGTACGGCCTGGAAGGCTACGTCGTCATCCTCTCGGCGGAGATGCGGCTGGCCCGCTCGATCGCCAGGGACGTGCGCAGCTTCCTGGCCGCGCAGGACTCCGCGCTGGCGCAGATCTACGGACCCATCGAGGTGCAAGGCGGCGTCGAGGAGTTCCAGGCGCGCCTCCCTGGCGGCCGCTGGGTTGGCTTTCTCGCGAGGTCCTTCGGGACCCAGGTCCGAGGCGCCAACTTCGAGGGGCAGCGGCCGACGCGCATCGCCATCGACGACGGCGAGCGCCCTGACCGGGTGCGGAACCCCGACCAGCGGGCCGAGTGGTGGAAGTTCCTGGAGGACGACATCCTCAAGGCTGGGCCCCGCGTGGGCGGCCTCGAGGTGGACATCCGGGGGACGGTGCTCCACACGGACGCTGTCCTGGCTCGTGTGCTCCAGCACCCGGGCTGGTCGAGTCGGAGATGGCAGGCGCTCGAGGCCTGGCCCGAGCGAGCGGACCTCTGGGAGGCCTGCGGGCGGATCTGGAAGGACCTGACCCTGGGTGACCCCGAGGCGCGCCGGGCGAAGGCGCTCGCCTTCTACGAGGCCCACCGCGCCGAGATGGACCGGGGTGCCAAGGTGCTCGACGAGCACGCGCTCCCGCTCTTCCGCTTCTACGAGGAGATCTGGAAGACCTCCCTCCGGAGCGTGCTCCGCGACCTCCAGAACACCCCGACGAGCGGGTCGGCGCGGGTGTTCGACACCGCGAAGTTCCACCGCTGTCGGGTCGAGGGCCCCTGGGTGGTGAGCCTCTCCCCCGAGGGGAAGGAGCTCCGCCGCTGCAAGCTGGCCGACCTCCGGATCGCGCTCCGACTCGACCCCATCCCGGGGAACGACCTGGGCGGGCTGGGGGAGGACGGGGGCGCCGGCGACGGGGACCCCGCGGCGATCGCGGTGGTTGGCCGGGAGCACCTTCACGGCTGCGCGAGCTACGGCTACGTGCTCGACGGCTGGATGAAGCGCGCGAAGGACTCGGAGATGCTCCGGGTGCTCTTCGAGATGGCCGAGCGCTGGAAGGCTGGGCGGGTCTCGATCGAGTCCAACGGCTTCCAGCGCCTCGTCACCCGCGACTTCCGACGGCTCGTCGAGGAGCGCCGGAAGGCTGGGCACTGGTGCGGGTGGGCGCTCGACGAGGACGTCTCCACCCAGAACAAGGACGACCGCATGGGTTCGCTCGACGTGCCCTGCGACAACGGCTGGCTCCTGTTCTCGGAGTCCATCCCGCGCCGGATGCTGGCGCAGTTCGACGACTTCCCCAACGCCGACCACGACGACTTCCACGACGCCGTCGAGGGCGCCTATCGGGCGAGCGGTGGCATCAAGGACCTGGTCGCGACGAAGCCGTCGCAGAGGCTCGTGTGAAGGTCAAGCTCCTCAACCAGACCCACCCGGACTACTGCCGGGAGGATCTGGAGCTTCGTCGCGCCCTCTACGAGGGTGGCAAGGCCTTCCACAAGCACATCGGCTCCTTCCTCCCCAAGCACGGGGTCGAGGGGGACGACGTGTGGGCGGAGCGTCGGCGCCGCGCCTTCTACCTGAACTTCGTGGGTCCGATCACCGACTACATCGCGTCGGCCCTGTTCTCCCCGCCCGCGACGCTCGCCGTCGCCGAGGGCGACGACGACTACTGGGGCGACCTCGCTGGCGACTGCGACGGGCAGGGCTCGGACTGGAGCGCGCTCTGGAAGAGCGTGCTCATGGACGCGCTGGTCAACCAGCGGGCCTGGGTGCGGATCGACCTCCCGAGGGCCGAGGCCGCGCCGACGAACCGGGCTGACCAGGAGGCCGCCGGGCTCCTCGACGCCTACCTGGTGCGCTACGCCCCCGAGGACGTGATCAACTGGGGCACCGACCGGCGCGGACTGGCCTGGGTGGTGATCCGCCGGTGCGAGTCCGAGCAGGACGGCCCCGTCGCCGAGCGCCGCCGGATCTGGCGGTGGACGGCGATCGACCGGACGCAGGTCCGGACCTGGACGTGGACGAGCCCGGACGGGAAGGCCCCGGACGACGAGGCCGACGCGGTCGAGGATCCCACCGTCGCTCACGGCTTCGGGGCGCTCCCCATCGTGCGGCTGGAACTGCCGCACGGGCTCTGGGTGGTGAACAAGCTCTTCGACCCCGCGGTGGAGCTCTTCCGGGAGCTCAACGCGCACGCCTGGGCGCTCTACAAGAGCGCGCACGCGATGCCGGTCATCAAGCGGAAGTGGGGCGGCGACGAGCCGATCGTCGGCACTGGCTACTACTACCAGCTCGAGCCCGAGGACACCTTCGAGTGGTCCGAGCCGCCAGGTCACGCGCTGGCGGCGATCGAGACCGCCATCCTGCGGCTGCGGGAGGACCTGTACCGGATCGTCCAACAGATGGCGCAGGCGCAGGGCACTTCCGCCTCGCAGGCGGCGAAGTCCGGCGACTCCAAGCAGATGGACCACCTGGCGCTCACGGTCATGCTCGGCGCCTACGCAGCGCTCGTGCGGGACGCGATGGGGCAGGCGTGCCGGCTCCTCGCCCTCGCCCGCGGTGAAGAGGTGCCCTGCACCCTCGGCGGCATGGACGGGTGGGCGGAGATCGGGCTGGTCGAGCTGCTCGAGGTCGTCACGATGGCCGTCCCGCTCGTGCCGAGCGCCACCTTCCGCCGCCTCTCGCAGCAGCAGGTGGCCGACCGGGTGCTGGGCGATCGGGCGAGCGCCGAGGAGCGCGAGGCCATCCGCACCGAGCTCGAGGCCGCCGCCGAGGAGCCCGCTCCGATGGACCCCGGCCAGGATCCGCCCGCCGACCCGCCGAGGTAGCCCATGGCCGCGTCCGCGCTCTCCAGGCTCCTGGAGCGGCAGGCCGTCGAGCTTTCCCAGCTCACCGATCGCGAGGTCGCCGCGGTGCTCCGGGCCCTCGAGGATGGGCGCCGCGAGCTCGCCGAGCGCCTCCGGTCGCTCCCCGCGAGCAACGGGTACTCCACGTACCAGCTCCGGGTCGCCCTCCTCACCACCGAGGAAGGCATCAAGCAGATCCGAGCCCGGATGGGGGTCATCCTCGACGAGGCGGTCTCCCGGGCGCAGCAGCGGGCCGCCGAAGACCTCGTGGCGGTCCTGGAGCAGGCCGAGCCCGACTTCCGCGGGGCGGCGCCGGGCCTCGAGGTGCCCGTGCTCCAACGGCTCGCGGCCGAGCAGGGGCTCCTGCTCCACCGGCACTCCCTCGATCGCTACTCGGCCGAGATGCTCACCCGACTCCAGGCCTCCCTGGTGCAGAGCCGGGTGCAACGGATGACCTGGAACCAGGCCATCGACCGGATCATGGCGCGCGAGGGCGGGGTGCTCGCGGGCGGGCGGGCGCGCGCTGAGCTGATCGTCCGCATGGAGCACATGCGGACCTACGATGCCGCGCACCAGGCCGACTTGGAGCGCGCCGCCGAGCTGCTCGACGAGCCCGACGACGACGACCCGCTTCTCGCGCGCGCCGACGAGTACGCCGACAACCGGAACCACCCCCTCTCCCGCGCCCTAGATGGCCGCACCCGGCCCGTCCGAGGGGTGTGGCGCGTTCAGGCCGCTGAGGTGGCGGCCTGGGCCGCGAAGTTGAAGCGCCCCGTCACCGGCATCCTCTGGCAACGTCAGGGGGCCGATTACGTAGGATCGACCTACCCCGCTCACTACAACGATCGCGGCCGACAGACCCCATGGCGGGCGTCGTGGGCCGACCGGAGCTGAGATGCCCCTCGACGACGCCGACAAGAAGTTCATCGCCGAGGCCATCGCGGCCTCGCTCAAGCCCGACACCATCGGTGCCGCCGTGAAGGCCCACCTCGACGGGCTCAAGCTCGACGAGAAGATCGCCGACAAGGTCAAGGAGGCCACCAAGGACCTCCCCAAGGGCGAGGAGAAGGGCAAGGACGACGACAAGTCCAAGGACAAGGGCGGGAAGGGCAAGGACGACGAGCGCATCAACGGCCTGGAGCAGCGGCTGGCGGCCTCGGAGAAGGCCCGCGAGGAGGCTGAGATGGCCCGCCGGCGCGACGCGCTCGAGTCCGGCGCCCGCGACGCGCTGGTCAAGGCCGGCGTGCCCGCCGAGCGCGCCCGCCACGCCCTCGCGGTCCTGAAGGCCGACGGCCTCCTCGACCACGACAAGGACGGGAAGCCCGGGTGGAAGGGCAAGGACCGCTTCGGCGTGGACACCCTGCTCCCCCTCGACGAGGGCGCCGCCGCCTGGGTCAAGTCCGACGACGGCAAGCACTACCTCCCGCCCGTCCAGACCCGGGGCACCGGGGACAAGGGCGGGCCCCCGCACAACGGCAACGGCGGCCCGGTGAAGCTCGCCGACCTCAACCTCGGCTCCATCCTCAACCGGATCGGCCAGTAACCGCGCGAAGAGCGCAAGGGAAACCTGAACTATGCTGACGCTCACGCTGATCAGCGCGGTCCTCAACGTCATGTACGACGAGGGGCTGGCGCAGAACTTCCGGCGGGACTCGCTCCTGCCCAACCTCCTCCCCGTGGAGTTCGACTCCAACGGGAGCTGCCTCTGGAAGGTCAAGCTGGAGGATCGCGACACCGCGGCCGCCAAGGACCAGGGCTACGACGTCCAGAGCTCGGACTACAGCACCGACCTGCGCAAGCAGGCCACGCTCACCTGGGCCCACTACGAGGCCTACGCGGCCATCACCGGCACCGCCCAGCGCATCGCGGCGGCCAACGGCGGGGGCGGGGGCGATGGCGAGCTGAACGCGGAGCTCCGGGACGCCGTCGAGGAACTCACCGCCAAGATCTCGGCGCACACCTACTCGGGCTCCTCCTCGGCCTCCCCCGTGGAGATCGAGGGGCTCGCCCGCGCGGTGGACAGCACCGGCACGTACGCCGGGCTGGCCCAGGGCACCTACACGGAGTGGGCGAGCGGCGAGCAGACCCTGGCGACGGCCAGCCTCTCGATCGCCAACATCCGCACGAAGCTGCTCCGGCCCTTCAAGGACAACACCGGGCGCTACCCCGACATCGTCGTCTGCCCCGGGGACGTCTTCGACAGCATCGTCGCGCTCTTCGACACGAAGACCACGATCATGGTCGAGACGATCAACACCCCGGAACGTGGCCAGGTCGAGATCGGGAAGCTCGGCTTCCGCGGGATCATGATCGACGGCGTCCCCTTCGTGGAGGATCGCCACTGCACCGCCAGCACCCTCTACGCCCTCGACCTGCGGGAGCTGTCCTACCGGCAGACCCCGCCGATCTGGAGCACGATGGACCCCGGCCAGCTCCAGGGCGCCATCAAGGAGCTGACCGGCCAGATCGTGGAGATCTCCGAGATCGCCGCCGCGCAGAAGAAGGCGGCCAAGCGCCTCTCGGTGCAGGTCAACGCGCTCGCGAAGACGGGTGACAGCACCAAGCTCCAGGTCGTCATCGACCTCCAGCTCAAGCTCCGCAAGCGCAAGGCGGCCGCGAAGCTCACCCTCACCTGATCGGCGGCGGGGCGTTCGCCCCGCGCTCGCTCCTCACCTTCCAACGGGCCGCTGGCCCTGGAGCCCTCATGGGCATCATGCGCAAGCTCATCGCCGTCGGCCGGGAAGAGGCGGACGCCCTCTGGACCCAGGTCAACGCCCTTATCGTGGACCTGGCCGCGGGCGTCGCCCGCAACGACAACGTGCTCCGGGCGCGGAACGCGCTCACCGCCATCGTTGCCGACCTCACCGAGATCCGCACCCGGCTCGCCGCCGCGGTCGTCGATCTCGGGGTGGTGCGCACGCCGGTGGCGGCGCTCGTGACCGACCTGGCGCTCACCGTGCAGCGGCTGGAGAACAGCACGGTCTCCTACGCGGCCGTCGCCAACGCGACGACCAACGGCAAGCTGAAGACGACGAACCCCGCGGACTTCCGCGTCGCGGGCGCGATCTACCACAAGGACGCCACGGACAACCTGTGGGACCTGACGGGCCAGTCGGCCACGGACGGCACCCACTACCGCGCCTTCTGGCTCTACCTGGATGCGTCCGGCACGGCGTCGATCGCCGCTGGCACGGATGCGCTCACGAGCGCGGCGAACGCGCTCGCGGCGCTCCCCGCCGTGGACAGCACGAAGTCGGTGATCGGGGTCTACGTGGCGGGGCCGAGCACCAACTTCGCCAACGCGCTCGCGGCCCAGGGCACGATCTACAACGGCTGGCCGGCCACCCAGACCCTCACGGCCGCGTCGCCGGCGGCGCTCACCGCGACCTCGCCCGCGGCGCTGACCACCGACACCAACCGGTCGATCGCCAACGGCACCACGGCCGGCAAGTTCAAGTCGCGCTCGGACGTCGAGTACGCCATCACCGGCGTGCTCTACGCGAAGGCGGCCACGGACGACCTGTGGGACCTGTCCGCGCTCACCACGCTCACCGGCGCCCAGTACCAGGCGGTCTACCTGTATCTGGACAGCTCCGGAACGGCGTCCATCGGCGCGGGAACGGCGGCGGCGAGTTCGGCGGCGGCCATCGCCGCCCTGCCGAGCATCCCGAGCACGAAGGCCGTCATCGGGACCTTCGTGGCGGGGCTCTCGACCAACTTCGCCAACGCGCTGTCGAGCCAGGGCACGCTCTACGACGGCCTCCCGGCCTCGTCGGTGACCCTGACGGCGACCGCCACCACCTTGATCAGCCCGTAGGCGCCCCGTGGCCCTCACCGACGCCCAGAAAACCCAGGTGCGCCGCTACCTGGGCTTCCCCGACATCTACCGGGCCTCTCACCAGGACCTGGAGGGTGCGTGGGGCGCGCTGTCCAGCGACGGGGAGACCTTCGTCGGCTCGCTCCTGACGCAGCTCGCCGCCGTTCAGACCGCGCTTCAGGACGCCTGGAGCCGCCAGAAGGTGAGCAAGGCCGAGGAGGTCACGCTCACCGCCGACGGCGAGCTTCGGGCCATGCGGATGGAGGGCAAGCGCCTCGCCCTCGAGCTCGGGCAGGTCTTCGGGATCGCCCCCAAGCGTGACGTGTTCCAAGCCGGAGGTGGATCCGGCACCTTTCCGACGGGATGACCGATGGACGACCCCTCCGAGACCACCGAGCCGAAGACCAGCCGCCTCACCCTGGCTGCGCTGCACGCTCTCCTGGAGGCGCTGCGCGGCGACGTCTCCCAGCTTGCCGACCGCGTGGAGCACCTCCGCGAGAGCGCTGCCGGGCGCCTCGACGGCCTCGACGAGCGCGTGACCGCGGTCGCCCAGCGCGCCGAGGTGATCGCGAACGGCCTGGACGGCGCCTACACGCGGCTCGGCGTCCTCGAGGGGCACCCGAAGCCCCACGATCCGGCGCCCAGCGTGCCGAGCGCGACCACCCTGTCCGACTGGCCCGAGGGGGCGGCCGTCCGCTACGTCGGCGCCCGCGAGATTCGGATCCCCCGCCCGGGCGCCACCAACGGGGCGATGGACCTCGTGCGCCACCGGGACGTGCTGCGCGGCCCGGCTGGCGCCTGGCTGCGCGACCATCACCCCGACCTCGTCGAGCCCTACCCCCGGCCGAAGGCGTAGCCGGTGACCCTCCGCGACGACCTGATCCCGGTCGTGGACGACACCCGGGACCTGATCGCGGAGCTCGGCTTCCGGCTCGACACCTTCGTAGTCCGGGTCCGCACCTGGGACGGCGCCGAGGTGGGCCGGGGCACCGCGACCGACGAGGACGTCACGCTCACGCCGACGCCGAAGTGGAGGGACCTCCCTCCCCGGCTCGTGTTCGACGCGCCCGGCATCTACGAGACGGGCGACCAGCAGGTCTACCGGATCTCGGCGACCTACGAGGAGAGCGACCTGAACCCGGTCCTCACCTCGACCCAGGAGCTGATCTGGCTCGTGAACGGAGAGGAGTGGCGCCCCGTCGCCCGCCCGCAGAAGCGGGCCTTCGAGTGGCGCGTGGTGCTTCGGCGCCGGAATCGGAAGCGCACCACGTGAGCCTCTCCATGCCCATCACGATCTGGGACGTGCTTCGGCATCTTCCGACCCCGCCGACGGGTGGCGGCGAGCCCGCTCCCGTCGTCGATTTGGAGGTCGAGCGTGGCCGACATCATCTGCACGGCGGACCAGCTCGGGGGGCTCCTGGAGGAGCACCTTCGGTGGGACACCGCGGAGCTCCGGCTCGTCGCGCTGGAGGTGGCGCAGCGGGGGATCTCCCGGGCGGTGCGGAGCACGAACGCCGTCGGAGCGGTTGATCGAGGCGCCTTCAAGGCGGCCTGGCGGGCGGTCGCCGGCACCGAGGGCGCCGAGCTCGTCAACGACACCCCCTACGCGGGTGTCATCGAGTACGGACGCCGACCGAACCGCCCTGGGCCTCCGCTCCAGCCCATCATCGAGTGGGTGCACCGCAAGCTCCGCGGCGAGATCCGCGGGCAGTACCGGGTGGCCAAGGCCATCGCGCTCGGCCTGGCATCGGGCATGGAAGGGTCGAAGAGCTGGAAGCGGGCCGCGAAGCAGCACGTCCGGCAGGCCTTCGGGCGCGAGGGTGCCGCCGTCGGCGCCGCGGTGATCTCCCGGGCGATGGCGATCCGCGACCACGTCCACCACCACGGCACGAAGCCCCGCTTCGTGCTCCGCCGGATCGTGCCCGAGATCGAGAAGGACTACAGCGAGGCGGCAATGCGCCGCCTGCGACGCCGGAGGTAGCGTGGCCATCGACCTTGCCGCCGCCGCGTGCGATGCGATCGCCACCTACTTCGGCGAGGCCGTCACCGGGCTCACCGCGCGTCGGGGCTGGCCCGAAGCGAACATTGAGCTCGACCTGGAGGCCGGGCCCGTCCTCACCGTCGAGCCCGGCCCCGTCGAGCGGACCCTGGTCCCGCCCCGGCGGATCGACCAGTCCGGCACGAGCACGTTGGTGGTCACCTACCGGGTGGCCTGGATCACGATCACCGCGCAGCTCGACCTCTGGGCCCAGCACCGCGCCGCCCGGGACGACACCGCGGCACTCATCGAGGCCGCGCTGCACAACCGGCTGCCCGCCGTCGCGGGCCTCTACCTGGACTCGACGGGGTACCACGGCCGGCCGCTCACCATCACCTGCACCGACAGCCGCCCCGAGGATCAGGGGGACGGTGCCGCGCGTGGCGAGTGGCGGCAGACCTGGGAGATCCGCATCGACACCGATCTGGTGGTGCTCACCGAGCACCCGAAGCTCACCGAGGCCGACATCGCCGCCGCCATCGATGCGGGTGGGGACGTCGTGACCGACACTGTCACGGTTGGAGGTTGAATGGGATCGCTGATCCGCAAGATCGCCGGGGAATCCGGGATCGGGTACGGCATCAACGTCTGGGAGGTGCAGCCGCCGGGCAACATCTCGGGCGTCAAGAGCAACGTCGCCGGCATCGTCGGCGACTTCCCCTGGGGGCCGATCAACGAGATCCAGCGGATCACCACGGCCGCCGAGCTGTTCGCGGCGTTCTGCCCCACTCCGTTCGGGGCCGCCGACACCTACACCGCGCTCAAGGCCTTCCTCTCGAAGTCCTTCCCCGGCGGGCTCCGGGTGGTGCGGATCGCGGCGACCGACCAGGCCGCTGCGACCTCGGGGGCGATCACTGCGGGCACGGGCTCGCTCACGATCACCGCGAAGTACAAGGGCGCGCTGGGCAACTCGATCAGCTACCAGTTTACCGCGGCGACCGGGGGCGACTCGGCGAAGCGGGACATGGTGATCACGATCGGGACCGCCTACTCCGTCCGGTACAAGGACCTGACCACCACCACGGTGCTCCTGGTCGACGACCCCTACGTGGACGTCACCGCGTCGAGCCCGAGCGCGATGCCCACGGCTGGCTCCGCCACCGCGCTCGCCAGCGGGGCCGACGGCACGGCCGCCGCGAGCGACTACGTGGGGTCGAGCGTCTCCCTGGTTGGGATCCGGCTGTTCTACGCCGAGACCGACGACGCGGACGTGGACATCCTGTTCGTGGCGGAGTGCCCGTCGGCGCTCTGCGCGACGGTCAACACCGGCCTGGAGGCCTACGTCGGCGACTGCGACAAGGGCATGGTCGTGCTCTGCACTCCCAACAACCAGAGCAGCTCCAGCGCCATCACCTACGTCGCCGACTACCGGGACGACCGGATCATCTACACGTGGCCGCGGGTGCTCACGACCGACTTCTACGACACCGACCTCGCCGAGGTCGAGGTGGACGGCAACAGCTTCGCGGCGGCCGCGATCCTCAACCTCGACCCGGAGATCTCGCCCGGCGGTGCCACCGGGGCGCCCTACCTGAAGGGCATCACCGGCCTCGAGGTGGAGACGACCAGCCGGACCACCTACGACGACCTCCGCGACGCCGGGGTCGCCGCCTGGTTCCTGTCGAAGACCCTCGGACCCGTGCTCTACGGCGGCATCACGACGTCCATCACCAGCGGCCTGATCCAGGTCTTCCGCCGGCGCATGACCGACTACATCACCGAGTCGATCGCGGCCTACGCGGAGAACTACGTGAGCAAGCCCCTCGACCTGGTGCTCGCGACGCAGACCCTGGGGAGCAACACCGGGGCGCTGATCACCGCGATCCTGGGCTTCCTGGAGGGGCTCAGGACGAAGAAGCGCATCCACAGCTACGCCGTGGACGCCTTCGGGGGCAACACCCAGGACGACCTGGACAGCGGGCGCTGGTACATCCTGCTCTCCGTGAAGCTCTTCGCCGCGATGGACGAGATCGTCCTCAAGGCGTCCATCGGCGAAACCGTCCAGATCGAGGAGTAGGCCATGGCCGACACCGACGTCCCTGTCACCGGCAAGGACACCAAGCTCTCCGTCCTGGTGGACGGGGCGATCAAGCTGGTCGAGGACCAGATCGTGAACTGCACCGTGAAGCCCATGATCGACGAGGTCACCACGAAGGTGCTCGGCGAAAGCGGCTCCAAGGTGGACGCCGAGTACGCGGGCTGGGAGCTCGAGATCGAGTTCGCACCCTCCACCTCGGCCACCGACGACATCGTGGATGTGCTCGAGTCGTCCAAGCGCCTCGGGATCCCAGCGCTCGTCGTGGTGGCGGTCACGACGAACTACCGGGATCTCACGAAGAAGACCCACACCTACACCAACCTCGTGCTCACCGCGTCGAGCCGCTCGGCGCGCCGGGCCACCGCGCAGTCGCACTCGCTCACGTTCAAGACGGGCGACCAGCGGATCGCCTCGTGAGCGCCCCTCGCGATGCGTTCGAGGTCACCTGTCGAGGGCGGCGGGTGGTGTTCGTGGTCCTCACGCCGGCCGAGCTGCTCAACGCCGCGAAGCTGGCGGGGGAGCCCACGCTCGCCGCCGCCGAGCATGCGGTGGCCGTCGCCGGCGCGGGCGTCTCGGTGCGGGAGATCGACGGGGAGCTCGTCACGCCGGCCGACCTGATGATCCGGCCGCTCGAGGACCGCATCGGCACCCGGGCGCTCCAGGGGGTCGCCAACGCCTGGGCGACCGTGCACCTGGCCACGTCCGAGGAGATCGCGGCGGCGCGTGACTCGATCCGCGAGGCCGCCGATGGCGTGCACGTCGTCCTGGCGGAGCGGGAGGTGGTGCTCGCCGACCTGAAGATGGCGGAGATCCTTGCCACCGAACGGGCCGCCGACGCCCACAAGACCCCCGTCGCCCGGATCTACGCCGTGGCGATGGAGGGGGCGCGGCGCGCTGCGCGTGGCGTCGAGCTCACCGCCAAGGAGACCTGGATCCTCGCCTCGGTCTGGGGCCACCTCTACGGAGCTGGTGACGAGGTGGGGGAACTGAAGGCCGTAGCTGGGATCGGCTCGCCTACGCCGCCCGCTACGGCCACCAGCCGCTGACCGTCCTCCTCGGCCTGTCCGAGCGGGATCTACTCGCCTTCAACGCCGCGCTGTCGCGGATCGTCGAGCAGGAGAACCCCGATGCCGGGTGAGTCAGACCGCAGCTACGTGATCAAGGCGAAGATCATCGCCGAAGATCACTCCGGTCCGGGCGCGGCGGGGGCCAAGCGGCGTCTGAAGGAGGTCGAACAGGAGGGGGTGCGCGTCGGCGCGTCGATCTCCGGCGCGCTCTCCCGGGCCTTCGCGGCGCTCGCTGGCGCCGCCGGGCTCGGCGTGGCGGTGCGCGGGGTGCTCGGGCTCCACACGTCGATTCAGGAGGCGCAGGCCGGGATGGCCACCCTCCTGTCGGCCCAGACCGGCGCGGGCATCGTCCAGACCCTGGGCGTGGCCAAGGGGCTGGTGAGCGATCTCCGCAAGGACGCGGCCATCGGTGTGGGCGAGCTCGGCGACTACATCTCCGGCCTCCAGGGCATCCTCGGGCCCGGCCTGGCGGCGGGGGCGTCGCTTCAGCAGCTCCGGGAGCTCACCCGCCTGTCGCTCGCGGCGGGCTTCGCGCTTCGGGGCCAGGAGGGGCTCCATCTGGCCCCGCGCGACGTCATGCAGGCCATGACGAGCGGCGCGAACCAAGTCGAGACGCCGATCGTGACCCAGGCGCTCTCGGCGATCGGGGTGACGTCCCAGGCCTTCAACAAGCTCGACCCCGCGAAGCGGTTGGAAGCCCTGAACCGGGCTTTCGCCGCCTTCGGCCCGGGCGTCGCGCTCATGGGCAAGAGCTGGTCGGCGCAGATGTCGACGCTCCAGGACCAGGTCAAGGGACTGGTGACCCGGCTGACGACCCCGCTCTTCGATCGGTGGTCGGGGCAGCTCGCCGGCGTCAACCGCTGGCTCGTCGCGAACGGCGACCAGATGGGGGTCATTGTCGATCGCTGGGGCGTGAAGCTCCTCGCGCTCTGGGACGGGCTGATTCAGCGGGCCGAGGTCTTCGCGGCGCTCTCCGTCGCGGCCTACGCAGCGCCTGGGCTCACCCAGGGTGGAGGCACCGCGCTGAAGGGGGCGGGCGGAACGCTGGTCTCGGCCGCGAAGGGGTGGATCGCGGACCCGCTCGGGATCGGGCGCTCCGTGGGCGGTGCGCTCGGCACCGCGGCGGCGGCTCCGCCGGCGCTGGGAGCGGCGTGGTCCGGGCTTCTCGGCGTGCTGGGGAAGGTGGCGCTGCCCCTGACCCTGGTGACCGCCGGGATCGCGTCGGTGGGTGGGGCGCTCCGGGAGTGGCCCGCGCTCCTCGCCTGGGTCTCCCGCGTCGGGGAGCGGGCCCTCACGACCCTCGGTCGCGTCGGAGGGGCGTTCGGCGCGCTCACGGCCGACGGGAGCGCCCTCAACCTGGTGGGGGGCGCTTTGGTGGGCACCTTCGGCGGCCTGGTGACGGTGCTCGACCTCGTGCTCCGGGGCATCGGCTCCCTCGTCGTCGGGCTCGGGGTCGTCCTCCAGGCGCTCGGAGAGGGCGCCCGGTTCCTGTACTACTCCGTGACCGGCCAGGGCTCGGAGGCGCTCAACAGCTCGGATCGGCTGGCCAAGGTCTTCGTCGACGGCGCCGACCGCCTGGCGGGGCTCTGGACCTTCGCTGACAACGCCCCCGGCGCGAAGGGGGACGGCTCGGGCGACGCGAAGGGGCCCCCTGGGAAGCTCACGAAGCCCCCGGTGACCAACATCAACGGCCCGGTGAAGTTCGAGCTCAAGGTCGAGCAGAACGCCGATCCGGCGCGGGTGATGGTCGCCTTCGAGGAGGGCGTCGACCGGCTCCGGCGCTTCGCCACCACCGCCCGGCGCGTGCCGGCGCCCGCGTAGGAGGTCCTCGTGTCCGCCGACGGCCTCCCCGTGCTGATCCAGGAACTCGAGGGCGCCTTCACCTACCTGGAGCTCGGCGCGGCGAAGCTCCCCGAGCAGGGCGTCGAGGTGGGCGTGAAGCTCCGCCACGTGGTCAACCGCTACCCCGGCGCGACCACGCCGAGCGTGCAGATCATGGGGATCGAGGAGG